GAATATGTAGAGAGAGCAGTAGAGAACGCTGATGTAGAGGATTACACACTTGCTGATGTTGTTACAGAGGTACAGTATGAAGCATTCTTGGAAAATCCAATAGAAGTATTAGTTGATTTTGACAATATAACAGAGATAAATCTAACAAACATATCTGATGATATGACACAGGATCAGAAAGAAAAAGCACAGGAGGTCGTAGTTCCTGTAATCTTGACTAGAATAGCTAGTATGGCTGCATTTATATTTAGGAGAAGCTAATGATTAAGAAGTTATGGTCTTGGTTAGTAACGATAATTAAAGAAACACTAAATCTTAGTTGGACTTTAGTTGGTTTAGTTATTGCAACACTTACACTAACTGGTTCTGCCCAGCAAATCACAGGTTTAGCGACTATAATAACTTTAGGTATATGGTTATTGACCATAGGTTTTAGAAAAGGAGATTAAATGGACTGCTGTGGTAGTGGTTGCTGTGGTGGTTCTTAATGTGCATATCATATATTGATGATAAGGGAACTCACATTAATATATGTAATTGCAAGTTTGGAGGTATAGGTGAAATTACAAGTTGTTAGAACTCAATTTGGTAAAGATGCAACAAATGGTTTGTTGTTTGTAAATGGTTTATTTGAGTGTTATACATTAGAGGATCAATACCAAGCAGTAAAAGTTATGCACGAAACCTGCATACCTGAAGGAACATACGACATAAAATTTAGAACTGTTGGTGGTTTTCACGAAAAATACAAGAAAAAATATGGTAACTCACACTATGGTATGTTGCACTTACAAGATGTACCTAACTTTACTTATATATTGATACACGCAGGAAACACAGATGAGCATACATCAGGTTGTCTTATCGTAGGAGAAACTCAACAAGATTTAGATATAAGTGATGATGGTTTTGTAGGACACTCAGGAAAAGCGTATGTAAAGCTATATAACAAGGTGGCAAAAGAATTATTGTTAGGAAAAAGTGTAACAATAGAGTACACAACAATAACTAAATTATTAGAAAAACCTTTAGAAGAATCTTCTAGCACAGACATAGGTGTCGCTAAAGATGTTATGGAAAAACTTGAAGAAATAAATGGTAATGTTATACAGACACAGACAATGTTGAGAGGTAGGATCATTAGATAATGTTTGAGAGATATAAAAGAGCAAGAAACCAGGATGGTACATTCAAGAAGGATGTATGGTGGACACCTTGGTCTGATTCGTGGGAGTATAAAATGAGCGAAGATCTCAAAGATATGCTTGAAAGGACCTTTTGGACCTTTGTGGAGGCATTTCTCGGAGCGTTAGTCGTAGCACCATTAGCAGGAGTTGAAGCAGAAACACTTCAACTTGCAGCATTAGCTGGTGGTGGAGCTGCATTAGCAGTAGTAAAAACTTACGCTAAAAAACAAATCACTAAATAGATAATGTCCTAATTCCTGTGTATAATTGGCACAACAGAAAGGGCTGAATATGACACAGGAACTAGGTAATAATTATTATAAATCAGGGTGGCAACCTTCCATAGAGTTTGATGAATCAACAGGCAAAGGTGAGATAACCTATGTTGGTACAGATCCAAACTACAAGAATAAGTATGATGACATACTTAGAGGTTGGGGTTTTGACCCTAAATATTACGAAATAGAAGGCACAGTTCGTGCTAGTAGCTGGGAAGGACAGCTAAAAGGTGGTAGAACAACCACCTTTTTTGCATTTAAGGGGGTTGTAAAGCGTAAAAACCCTGCATTAGACCAGTATTTTGACAAACTTGTTAAGGAGTACAGTAGAAAACCTAAGTTAAAAGACACAGATTTTGGTGGAGATACTGCTTTTATATGGACAATGGCTGATTGGCAGTTAGGTAAAGCTGATTATGGCGTTGAGAATACCCTTAAACGCTACGAGGAAGCTCTTATTAAGGGGGTAAATCAAGTTAAGGCACTACGCAAGACAGGTACAGAAATAGATGAGATATACCTATTAGGATTAGGCGACCTTACAGAAAACTGCGACCAATCTTTCTATAGTTCTATGCCTTTTAATGTAGAGTTATCGCTATCACAACAATATCAATTAGCAAGGCGTATGATTATGAAAACTATTGATACATTTCTACCACTAGCAGACAAGATAACTGTGTGTGGTATAGGTGGTAATCACGGAGAGATGACACGCTCCAGCAAAGGTCAAGTATTATCTGATAGATTAGACAACTCTGATATGATGCACTTTGAGGTAGTCAAAGAGATACTTGCACAGAACGATAGATACAACAAAGTAAATGTCATACTACCTACTGACTATCATCACTTGCTAGATATAAAAGGTAAAGGTGTAGCTATTACACACGGACATATGACAGGTGGTGGAGCAGGTCCAGAAGGTAAGATAATGAAGTGGTGGCAAGGACAGATGTTTGGTTGGTTGCCTAGTGGTGCAGCCGAGATACTCGTAACAGGACACTATCATCATCCTAGATTACTAAGACAGGGTAGGCGTACTTGGTTTCAATGTCCAAGCATAGATGCAAGTAAAGACTTTACTGCAAGAACAGGGTTATGGAACGATCCTGGTGTGTTATGTTTTACAGTTAATAAAAATGGTTGGGATAACTACAAAATAGTATAATTACCTTGTAACACACAAGACATCTAATGATGTAAGCGCAGAAGTGAAAACACCCATTGTCTTATGTGCTACAAGCTAGTTATACACAATCCTCAATCATATAAGCAATACAACCTACACATCTACCATCAAAATTTAATGTTGTTTGTGGTGGTTCGCCACACTCAATGCATTCTACTAACCAACGCAAGTCTTTCATTCTTGCTCTTTTATACTTATGTCTGTAATTTTTCCTGCTTTTGTCAATAAACCATCTTCTATAAGAGCCATAGCAGTTCTTCCATAATGTCCTTGTAGTGTCCAAGCACGACCAGTTTTTACTAGTTTGCTAAAAAATTCTAAAGTTTTAACATCATCTAGCTCACCATTCTCATAAGCAATTATTTCATCTATTATATCTATCATTCTTCTTCTTGCTCTTGTTCCCACATCTGCTTATGTATTTCTTGGTGAGCTTTGTAATTTCTTATTTTACTCATTCTTCCTCCTCTACTGTTGTAAGCACCTGCACATTAGGAAGTATTGCTAATAGTTGCAGTTGTCCATTAGATAACATAATGCTTTTGCCCATAAATAACGGCTGATCCTTGTCATCTTTTCTTTGTAATAGTTCAGCTATCAACATACCTGTTGTTGCTTTGCTTAACATTACATCTAGTATTTTTACTTCAGGCATTTTTTCTCCTTTTGTTTCCTCTTTTATAATACATTACCCAATAGCGATAACTTTCTATGTCAAGTGTGTATTTTGGCTTTTCCTTCATACAAAAATCCCACCTCTTTTGTAATTAATTTGTTATTGTCAAACTCTGTAGTTTGTGGCATAGATATTACAGACCATTGAAAGTCATAACCCTTACGCACTAAGTTGTGTATGTTCCAAGTCATAATTTTTTCATCATACTCTGTCAAATAAACAAACATCTTGCCTGTTTCAACTGATTTAATTATATTACTTTCAAACTTCTTTTTTTCAATAACCCAACTCCTGTATCGTTTATCTCTTGACTTAACCTCTACAATATATCTTTCGTTCTCTGCATCATACGAACTGTACTTATCGCTACACTCTACTAAATTTAGTCCAGGATATATTTCGTTCAACTTATCTATGATTTCTGTCTGTGTCATTTATTATCTCCCTGCATTTTCTACAATGTATCTCAACAATATATGTCGGCTCACCGAACATATCAATTTCACCTACACCACAACTAAGACAACGCACTTTTAAGTTTGTCAATCATAGCACTAGCATTACCCTTAGTAGCTTCGCCACTAGCTAAATATTTTTTAGCTTCAGTACCAAGTTCATCTTGTCCTGCATCAATACATTGTTCAATCAAACTGTTAATAAAGTTTTTCTGTCCATCACTTATTGGATCTTCTTTCCACTTCCCATCAGGTATATCAGTCATATCTTCCTCACTTTCTTTCTCTTTTACATTACCTAGTGTTTCTATTATATTATTAACTACTTCAGTATTACCAGCTCTTTTCTCAAATTCGTTTTTAAATTTATCTACATAATCCTCTACGAGTTTTAAAAATTTATCTACATTATCGTTGGACCAATCACCTACATTATCGCTAATAGATTTGTCCATTTTTAATCGTGTCATAGATGTTTGATAACACTTTTTAGCAAAGTCTTTGTCCTCGTTGCACATACTAAATACCATTTGTTTAAGTTGTGGCTCTGTCAAGCTAGAAGGGGATTTCGTAATCTCTTGTGCTACTGGTTTTTTTTTAGGTGGCTCTGCTACTGGTTGCACTACACCTGCGTAGTGTTCTTCTTCTGTTGTATCGCCTGTCCATAGTTCTAGTCCTATACCAAATCGCATACAACATCTCTTAATACCATCACTTACTGCAAGTTTAAGTATCTCGCTTTCAGTTAAGTTTCTAGCTAATGCGTGTCTATCTACATCACCGACTTCTTGTACTATACCCAGATCAGCTATCTCTAATGTACATTTAGCACCTACAACTGCGTTGTCTTTATCTCTTATAATGTCATAAGTAAAGTTGTACTTACCACCTACAATATCTACTAATCTTTTGGTGTAAATGTGGTGTGGTACATAGTCGCCATACTTTCCCTGTGGTGCTTTTTTTACAACACTCTTTGGAAAGTTAGCTGTTAATTTTTTATGTGTTTCTTTATCCAATTTATCTCCTGTTCTTTGTGCCTACATTGTAGTTGTTATTTGAGAAAATTTCTACTATTATAAAAGAAAACGATATGTGAATTATTCATTATTGTTTCCTTTCTTGAATAGCACTCTAGCGATAGAGTGCTATTTTATTTAACTGTGTTGTAATATTGATCGTGATTAAAATAGACATATTCATTATCACTAAAACCAACATCACTATTAATACGATTAACAATCTCATTAATTGTTATATCTCTAATACTTCCTGTTTCAGTATCTACAACTATCATTACTTCCCTTTCTATTCTTCTTCTTTTACTTCACTAATTGCTAATATGCCTACATTATATTTACTATGTATGTTTTTAAGATCTTGTTCTGCATACTGAATAGCTTGATTTTCTGTATCAGCCATATAATTTATATTTCCTGACAGTAATATTTTAAATTTTTTCATTACTTTCCTTTCTTAACACTCTGCATTACAACAATCACTTAAATAAATAAAGTTGTAATACTCATCTTCTAATTGGTAATAGTCTGTATCTTGCCTACAACTACTACATACTTTTGAATATACTTTTGTTCCATTAACAATATCTACTACAAACATTATGGCTTTTCCCCTGTCATTTGTTCATAACATACTTCATCTAAACACTCTAGTTCTTGGTGTTCTAAGCAGTAATCTTCTGCGATCTCTACATTAAAACGATAATTACCTGCATACTTTAACCCTGCACCTGTCTTGTAATTCATACTTTCAACTAAGTGCATAGCGTGTTGTTCATTTCTTGCTTTAACTATATTCTGAACTAAATCAACTTCTTGATATACATTAACCTTATATACTTTCATTACTTCCCTTTCACTATATTGTGGATCATTTGTCTAGTCATACCTACAATATCGGCTAACTGTACAGCAGAATATCCAAACTCGCTATACAGTCTTTGTATTGCAGTATTTCTTAACATTATGTAGTCATCTGTTGTGGTCCTTAATTTGCCTAACTCAACAAGACTTTCTTTTAAAACAAACAAATATTTTTCTTTCTGTTGTTTATCTACATTGTCTTTTATGTTATCTCTTGCTTGTGTTAAAAGATCGTTTAATTCTTTTTCCATTGTTTACCTTTCTACTTTACGATTAATTTATAATCGTGTTCTCTATCTTCATCTTCATTGTCTACAAAATATGCAACTACTGAAAAATTATGTTCTTTGTTATCTTGATAATAAAGAACATCTATCGTGTCATTTATGTCATACCAATTTAATTTTAAAACAAAATCATTATTACAACTTTGCCCCTCGTTTAAAGCATTATCTAAGACTTTTATTGCTTCAGTTTTAGATTGGTAATATGACTTTTCCCAACCACCACCACCATAGTTATCAAAATAATCTTGAACAACAACAAATATATTATCTTTCATATTTTCCCTATTCTCTTTCTAAAATACTAATTACTTTTTCAAGTGTTTGTATTTGTGTAGCATACCAAATTGAGTTGTCTGATCCATTAAAATCCCACTTATCAACTATTCTAACAAACTCATCTGTGTTTATATTTATCAAATCAAGTTGCATATCGCTTTTATCACAATAATCAAACTCGTTGTTATCTATTCTTGTTTGTAAATCTTTCTTAATACCATTAAGTAGATTATTTATTTCTTTCATATCCTCCCTATTATTCCAATCCAATATCTACATAACTACCACCACTTGTGCAAATTAACTCTACAAATTTTAAAGGTGTGTCATTATTTTCATCATCTCTTAAATTATCATCTTTAGGTAATTTAAAAAAATATAACTCTACATCTAAATAATCTTTAAGATCAGCTAACTCACAACTGTCTTTAATATCTTGCATTAATTCTCTTAATGTCATATCTTCCCTATTCTTTCTGCTATTCATAGATAGCTTGTAGCACACAGGTAAAACTGGCTTGAAGTGTAGTCTATTTTACCTTTGCTACACTTTTTCCAACTATGTGCTACAAGCTACCTACCTCCTAGTGCCTAATTCTGCCCATTGGGATCAAAATATATTTCAATATTTCTACATTTAGCACTTATAGATAGCTTCTAGCACACAAGTTTGAGATAAATAACTTCGTGTATGCCTTAGTTCGTTATCATACTTTGACCAGTCTAAGCGAGAGGTCATTTAGTTCTATCTTATGTGCTACAAGCTATCTACAAAAAGCTATCAGCTTTTCTTACCCTGACAATATATACATCTCCAAATACTTCCTCTCCTACAATTTCTAAATTATTACCTCTAATAATTCTCTCTGCATTTAAAGATGATTTAGGATTAGTCCATACTCCATTTTGATCTAACCTGATATACCTACATTGTCTTGGTATTTCTATTTTCAACTTCATAATGTTAGTATAACATATTTTACAATGTATGCAACTGTATTTGACATTATCCCACTTGTAAAAAATCGCAGTTTGTACATTGATAATACATTTTTCCATTAACAGTACCAACCTCTAAACCAATACCATTGAATTGATCAGCTTTAGTTTCACAATCTAAACAATCCTCGTAGCCGTACAATATTTCCATTATTCCTCCGACATAGCTTTCTCAACTTCTAATGTAAATTCATCATTAAACATAATCATTGTCATCGTAAATATTGCAGTTGTAAATTCGCCATCTTTACTTGTTTGAAGTTCTAAACTAAAATCATCGTGTTCTAAATTAAAACTTTTAAACTTCTTCCAAGCTCTTTCTGTTAACTCTTTCATTATTCCTCCTCTTTCTCTATTGCTTTATCTACAAATAAGTTTAATGTGTGTAAATGTGCAATTACATAACTTAATTCACTCCTATCAGTTGCGTTTAAGTTAAAACTATTATTTTTCATAGTTTCTAATATTTCCCTCATTTGATTATTTCTTAATTTAATTAAGTCAAAGGTTTCTCTTGTTAATTCTTGCATTACCTCCCTTTCTGTTTATTAACCTACCTACATTATACCTACATTGTAATAATAGTCAAGCATATTTTACATTTACCTACAATATCGCTACATAGTCGCTATATGCCTACACAAAAGAAAAAGCTGACCGAACTAAAGGGGAAGATCGATCAGCTTATTTCTTTTTTTTGTTAGTTGGTTATTTACTTAAACCTTTTAACATAAAGTAAGTTAATACAAAACTGAGCCATATAATCCCCCAATCAGTAAGAACCCAAAAATAAATCATAAAGTTATTTAATGTTTCCCTATACATTGTTTAATCTTTCCTTTCTGTGTTCTTTATAAACACCCAACACGCCCCAATTAAAGAGCGTGTAAGCTGGTTATTCTTCTTCTTGTGTTATCTCATCAATAATATTATATATTGTTTCATAACCATTATTTTCAAATAATGCTAAACAATTTGCTAACATTGTATATTCTAAATAACCCAAATAATCGTTAGGATTATCTACAAAATTTACGCCATAATGTTCGCTACTATATCCAATTAAATCAAGATATATACAAAATGGATTTTTACCACTTTCATAGTTAGCCGACCATTCGTAAAGTTCTGTTAATTTTTCCTTTGGTGTTCCTGTTTCTGTCAATTTATTCATTTCTTTCCTTTCTTAGTTGCCTACAGTTTGTGATCGATCACGCATCATAGAAAAGCCCATAATCGCCCTCTGCGTAATATGTCCAATTAGTTTTGTGTGTGTTTCCGTATTCATCCTCTTGTTCTAGTTCTTCAAGTTCGCCTAGTTCTTCTTCTATAAACCACCCACATTCATTTAAACGGACAGAACTCATTTTATCACCACCACCATTCTCAGTAAGTTCAGTAATAAATTT